TTATGTATACACAGGTTCTGTTCAAACCTTGCCATGTTCTGTAAAAGAGTATGTTTTTGGTGACCTTAATTATGATGAACGATATAAAATATTTGGTTTTTCTAATCAAACATTTGACGAAATAGGGTGGTTTTATCCGTCTGCTGGTTCTGCTGAAATAGATAGATATGTTACTTATGATTATGTGCAAAGAACTTGGTCTATAGGTAAATTAGAAAGAACAGCTTGGATTGATTATGGTATTTTTCAAAAACCAAGAGCAGCTCAAGGATCTTCTAGTGGTTATATATATTCTCATGAAACTGGTTTTGATGATGATGGTTCTCCAATGGATGGTGTATTTATACAGTCTGGAGATATAGACATACAAGACGGTGAGCAGTTTGCTTTTGTTAGTAGGGTTATACCAGATTTTAAATTTATAGGTATAGATGGAGCAGGTCCACAAACTGTTGATTTACTTGTAAGAATGCGTGATGCTCCAGGTGGATCATTAGTAACAGACGCTACTGTAGCTGTTGACTCATCAACACAAGTTAAAAATATTAGAGGCCGCGGTAGACAAATTGCTTTAAAAGTATCTAGTCATAATGACAATTCTGTTAATACAGCAAATAGATTAGGTGTAGGATGGAGGCTAGGTTCTACACGATTAGATGTTAAGCCAGATGGGAGACAATAGTGCCAAGATTTGATATAAGACAAGCCTTTTCTTCTCTTCCTAGATTTAATCAAGAAGAGATAGATGCTAATACTTTAAACAGATTAGTTCGTACAATTGAACAAAATCTTTTTCAATTAGACTTAAACGTAGTACCGTCTTATACTACTGCACAAAGAAATAGTAGAAAATTTAGTCCAGGTGGGTTAATATTTAATACAACGGTGGAAGTACACCAAGCGTACGATGGCAGTGCTTGGAGAAATTTATATTTACCTGTGGTTTATCCGACAGGTTTGAGTTTAACAAGTTCCGTAGGAACAGTAACAGTGGTGACATCGTAATGGGTATATTAGGTTTATTAGCAAGAGGTGGACAAACAGCATTAGGGGCTTTAAGAGCAGGAAGAGGAGCAGCAGTCCCATTTTTTCAAAGAACAGGATCAGCATTAACTTCTGGCGCTAAGGATCTTTTAAGAGGTACTAGTAATCAAGCTGCTAGATTTAGAAAAGGTTATCAACAACAAGCAAGAAGACAAACTGGTGCAAATGTAGGACCAAATTACAGGGGTTCATCAGCTGCTGCAGGAAGAATGACTCAGCCTGTAGTCGAAGCAACTAAAGTCGTAGCTGATGATATGTTGGTTACTGCACAAGGAGCATTGAATGCAGCAAAAGGAACTTCAACAGCAGCTAAAGCAGCAGCTGTTCAAAGAGCTATCTTAACAAAATATCCAGCCGCAGGCGAAGTTGCCGCTTCTTTAGCAGCACGCATAAAATCAGGTGCAACAAGTTTAAAAGGTTTAGATATTGCTGGAGCTTTAAGATCTAGTCCTGCTTTTTTAGAAAGTTTAGGAGCTA